GGTCTAGGTTAGTTACTGTTCTACCCAGAGTAGTGTTGTTACTAACTATAGTCTGTTCGTCTGCATCCCAAGAGAATACGCTAGATGATATCTCTTGCAGTTGTAGACTTACCACTAGATCCCCATCAGAGGAATTAGAGAACTTCCAACCAATTACCTCAAACGTCTTTTGATCTGCAGGGGTAGCACTAAAGAAACCATACCTATAATCATTAGTTTCTTCATTATAGTCATTGAATTTTACTACATCACCAACTTCTAGATCAAAAGCAGCTAAACCAAAGTTGGCTTGGAAACCAATCTGCTCTCTGTGTCTGTTCAGAGTCATCTTAGCTAGTCTTTGTGCTTGAACTGAGTTGGTAACAAGATCTAAGTTAAAGTCTAGTATAGATTTCTGACCTCCATCCTCTGTCTGATACACAGACGAGGTTACCTCTGGATAATCAGCCTCTACCCAATCTTGATCTTTATCGTTAAATATCCCTTGAACAGCGTTAAAATTATCTCTGGCTGAGTGTCTAGTGTCTATCTCTATTCCACTCCTTAGATCAGATAGTGATAGTGTTTTGACACTTGTACTAAATACAGGAGCTTTTACTTTCCACTTACCAGATCCCCAAAATAACGCTCCGCCCATAGCAGCAGTGATCTCTTCTAAGTTATCTATGCGAGATCTATTGGTTCGAAGTACACCATTTACAAATAGTTTATTAGTACCGCCACTACCGCTATTAGTATTACATACAGCAGCAGCGCTTGCAAAAGATGAAGAATCAATGTTATCAGCACTGTCCCCTACTCCATAATCAGATGTTAAATAGTCCCTAATAACGTAAGCGGCATTTGAGGATGCAGGATATGTCTGAGCTACGCCATTTTCGTTTTGTACCTTCTTACCTCTTACTACAGCAGTAAAGTTGGGTATACCATCAGCAAAAACATCTTTATCATATTGCATCCTAATATACAGGTAGGATAAACCTTTACCTACAAAGTATTGATCTACATCAGAACTTTCCGATTCACTGTGATAGGTAGAGGCTAGGGTAGCTGTACTACTCTCAAAAGTATCAGATGCTAAAGTTTGACCCCCTAAATGGGAATATATCCTTAGTTTACTTTTCCAATCTACTTCTGTGTTTGTAGTACCGTTTACTAAGCCAGTAGATCTTGTCCAGTTATCTGTGTGATCTTCATCATTTATGTATATCTTTTCTACAGACTCTATTTCATGTCCTGCTAGAACCAAGAAGTAATGTAAGAAGTTGTTGTCATTAGTAGACTCTAGGTGAGTTATAACACCACCTTTTCTTACTTCTCCATACACAATGTCATGAGGGGCGGAGGGGTCTCTTATGTTAGCGAATAGCTCTCTGTCGCCCCTACTATCCCTATCACCCCCTAATTTCTTCATTAGGTATCCTGCTACTATACTAGCGCCAATACTTAATAGTATTTTAGCAGCAAGAGGGGGTAGGCTGTTCCAAGCTGTTGTTAAAAAGGTAACAGGATCTCTAGGCACTCTGGACCAAGAGTTAGCGCCTATATTATAAGTAAAGTCTTCTAATTTATATTTACTCATCGTTTCCCCAAACGTAGTCTACTTCATCAAGGTGTAAAAATTCTAATCTATGCGTACCAACAAAAGCTGCCCTGTTACCCATACAAATACCAAGAGCCGCACCGATGTACCAAACATGGGCTGCAGACTTCTTGGTTAAAACTAAATCGCCAATAGTAGGTATATTCTTCTCTGGTAACCTATCACTAATAGCGTCTTTTAAGTTACCATAATTAAACCTCTTCTTAAGCTCTTTTATAGGTATGTTTCTTCCGTTTTCGTAGTAGATTCCCACCCAATCGTCTGCATAACCTTTACCATACATCTTGGTAAATGCTGTATTAGTAAACACTAAGCAATCATGGGTTCCCCATGTAAAAGCCCTATTCTTAACCTCTTCAAGGTAATCATTAAGCCGGGTAAATTTATTCACTTGGGGGGCCTACCAAAACTTATCTGTTTATCTTGTATATCGGTCAAAAAAGTAAAGAATGTATCATTACTGTTTGTTGTTGAAATAGCTTTATGACTCTCTTCTGTATACCTTCTTACAACAGGTCTCTCTAAGGCCACTAACTTATGCTCTACCCTCATAGTAATTGTAGATTTATCTGGGTCATCCTCGATAATCATCTTATCCATACTGCCTGAAAAAATCTCTATTATATCAGGCTGTTGATCTATGCCTAGGTAGATATTACACTGTCTATTTTGATAGGGAGTTGCTAAAGCGGTGTTTATAAGGCTCGTAGGGATGCCAGTTAGAGTTAAGGTAGCTCCTTTTACAGACAAGTCATTACTCTCTTCTGCCTCGTCTATGGTAAGAAGTTGACCTGCTCCTTGATAAGTCTTAGAGCCTATAACTTTATCACCAATACCAGTCCAGAGCCTTAGTGCTTGATTTCCCTGATAAGAGCCACTGCTATATAAAGTTCCATCGGTATCATCAAACAACATCTCTACAGCGTAAAAGGGTTCTACTGTAGCTTGAGATAGAGCAGTTAAGAAGCCTGACGGTACAGTTCTCGTCATGTGAAAGCCTCCTGAGCCTCAAAGGTTATTGAGTAAGCATTGTTGCTATTTATTTTCCATTCTTGTGTATTTTCTAGCAGCCTAAACACCCCTTTACAGCTTTGAACTGTTATTGTGCTGCCACTTATGACAGAGGTCCTGACGTTAGGCCAAACATCTAACGTAGCATTGCCCGACCCATCAGTGTCTACATCTTGCAAAACCTTAAACAGTTGAGTCGATGTACTACTACCAGTGGAAATATAGTCTCCTGCTTTTAGATAACCTGTCTGACTGGTCTGATTGCTAGTTAAGTTTATAGAACTACCACTACTTACTGCACCGTTAACTGTTATGGTGTGAGTGTCTCTAGCAGAACCTTGAGGAGTAATTCTTAAGGGATCGTTTAAGTAAAATGTACCATACTTACCTCTTAAGCTCAGTAGGAAAGCAACCCAAGGCTCTGCTAGATCCTTCATGGTGGGGGGTATAGTTATAGAAGCTGCCCAAGTTTCTTTCGGATATTTTAATACTTGTTGGTGACCTGTAAAGGGTGATGTAGATACAGTAACTGCATGTTCTGCTTTCAGTGTAATACTAGCCATACCAATACTTGTAGGTAAGTTAAGTGGGTAGGAAATAGCCATTATGAAAATACCCTTCTAAATTGACCGCCACGTTTACGAGCATCTAAGACACTAGCTTTAGTTGCTTCTGTTATATCTGGCATACTTTGTGCGATAATTCTCTTAACGCTATCATCTCCGTTAGCAGTGAAGTTAAATGTATGGTTTATTATTACGTCCCCACCTGCTGTTCCGTTTACCTCAACACCTAGCTTTCCGCCTTTACCCCTTCGAAGCGGCATAATAGCCTCTGGACCTGCCTCTCCCATCAAGCCAGTCTTATTACCGTACATAGGAAATGTGGTAGGACCGCCTACTACACCACCTTGAGCAAAGGGGACTAGGTTGCCCTTATTCATAACACCACCGTTAGCTAGTCCAAAAAGCGCAAAGAACGGACTTGATGTTGCTCCACTACCACCAAAGATACTGTTCATTAGCGGTTTAATGACCATCATTCTCATAAACTCAGAGATTAAATCACTGACTAGCTTTTGCATTGCAGACTTAAGATCTGAAGTACCGTCTATAACAGACATGAATGTATCCTCAAAGCTCTGCTTCATGAAGTTATTCATATCTGTGACTTGCTGCTTGCTTTGTTCTAGTGCAATTCTTTTCTGCTCTAATGCGTCTATTTCTTTCAAGTGTCCTTCTATAGCTCTCATCTGAGTGTCTGTAGCTATATCACCATACTCTTGTTGAGCAGTTATTATCTGTGACCTTAACTCTCTTTCTCTTCCAAATACATTCAGCAACTCTGTCTCAAGGGATATTCTGTTTTGTAAACCTTGTATGTAATCTCCAACATTGGTGTCTGGGTCATCTGGCTCAGTTAAAGAAGTACCATGTTGAAAGGGATTTACCCCTCTCCTCATTGCTTCTACTGCACCACCACCATTCCTAGGATCAAAGGCGTCTGCAGAAAGTTGTTTTTCTAGTATTTTATTATAAGACTTTGATATTCTCTCTAGTAGCTTTTCTTTTTCTTTTAGCTCTTTATTCTGGTCTTTTAACTCGTGTGTTAGACCTAGTTGGGTCTCTTTGATTTCAATTAGTATTTTTGCGTGATTACCTAAGATCCCTTTTCTAGCTAACTCTAGTTTGTAAGCGTCTAGTATCAGAAAGTTTTCGTATATCCTTGCTTGTTCACTACCTTCACCAAAGCGGAGTTTAAACTTTAATAACTCTATTTGATCTCGTAGCGACTCTGTCTCGAACTTAACAGCATCTTTTATTTTCTGTACGGCTCTAGCTCGTTTTTCCTCTTCTGCAGAAACCTTTTGAAGTGTAGTGAAAAAGAGATTTATTGCTTCTAATCTATCTTTTTCTGTAGCCGCTAAATCAAGTTGCTCCATATCATGAAATACGGATAGGATATCACCATAAGCGTCTTCTATGAGCTTTGCTGCATTAGCTTCTATCTCTTTATTAAAGGCTATTTTTTCAGTTAGCCTTTTTTCTTCCTCAAGCTTCTCTACATAGATCCTCTTCTTCTTTTGTTGCTCTTCTAATTGGTCTAGTATAACTTTATAGTCTCTTCTCAGAGCTTTAGTTTGGTCAGTAACAGCGTCTGGATCACTAGATGACTTCCTAGCAGACTCTTGGAAATCCTCTATGCTTTGAAATAAAATCTCCGCTTCCGCTTGTAGCCTTGCAATTTCTGAGTTCATACCCATAGTAATGGGATTATCGCCTTGAAGCTTTGAAATCCTGGATTCTAGATCTTCTAAAGCTTTAGCTGCTGTTTGTTGAAAGTCCTTAGCTGCTTTATCTGCCTTTAAGAAAGGAGCAATAAGACCTGTACCAATTGCCAGTGCTGCACCTGCTATCGCACCGTATGGACCGAAGAAACCTAATAGCTGAGAACCCTGTTGACCAAGAGCAACTGCAGCGTTTGTACCACCTTGTATCTGAACTGCTAAGTCACCTATTTGATAACCTGCTTGTTGAGCCAGAATTTCAAGCCGCCTCATACCCTTGCCAGATACAGCCTGAAATTTTAGCTGTGCATCAGTTGCACTATGAATTGCAATTTTATACTTACTTATAGCAGACTGAGCTTGCCTAGCGTTTCCTGTGACTTGACCAAGAGAAACAGACATTTTAGCAACAGCGCTGTTATACTGTTTGGTTGTAATAGTATTATTGTTAACGGCTATCTTAAGATCAGCCATCTGGCGTTTCATTTTTTCAAAGGTCTTTATAGACTTGAGAACATCTCCATTGTCTACACTTAAACCTATCTGTATATCGCCTAAATCAGCCACTATTCATTACCCCTAAGTAAGCAGAGTCTATCTGCTTTATTGCTTCTATTTCCCATGTTTTTAAAGGTGTATTAGTCAACCTTATCCACGCCTCTATTTCTAAGTATGATATGGGATCAGGGCCACTAAACCCTGCACTTCGGGTAGAACTTAAACAACAAAAAGCAGACCACACATGTAATAGAAGTTCGGGAAAATCTGTCGGTGGTTCCAATCCTTCAACTTTACGTCCAGTCTGCTCTTGTATTAATTCTAGATGCTCTCTTTCAGAGATGCCATTTTTATCGGTTTTCCTTAGCTTAAAGTTAAACTCAGCCCAACTAACTAAGTCCGATACTAAACTTCCAAAAAATTAGTATTCTTGTTTAAAGCCTCCTCGACTTGACTACGAAGCCATAAGACATCTTCATACAAACTCTTTGCTTTATTTACACTAAGCTTAGGTTTTTCCTTGTTGTAGGTGATATCCCATTCGCAAGTTATATTCGCCAACAAAGATAAAGTATCTTGTTCTATGTCAGCAGCAGAGATGCTATTAACACCGTCTTTCTGAGACTTCTTTATCCTACTATCTTGCTGCTCGTGTAAAGCTAGCCTGTACTGCTTAGAGTGAGTTGCAAATAACTTTATAGTCATGTTAGAACCGTCATCATTTGTGATAGGCTCTAGAGACACAGGATGTACAAGTTCAACATCAATTGTGTCTGATTTAGGCTTTAGATCCATTAAATCCATTTCGAGTTCCTTTCGAGTTTTCGGGTTATTAAAATGAGGGGAGCAGCACCCGACAACCACTCCCCTCGCCCTAGCTAGGGATTCCTATTAAGACTTAACAACCTTAATTAAGGTATTTGTATCTGTTGCAGATGCGCTTAAGTCTGAGTTGTCTCTTAGTCCAATGAAAGACATGTTAACTATTCTTGATGTTGGACCTTCTACCCCTACGTCAGCAGAGTTAATCTTAATGCGTGGGAATGTGAAGGTTAGGGTGTTAGCACCATCAGTTACAGAAAACTCTAGTGCTGATTCAGTTTCGTTTAAGAACCTGTTTATCAAAGTAGCGTCTTCAAAGTATGCTGAGACTGTACCTTCTAGAGCGGCTGTGCCAAACTCTAGAGCAGATGCCTCATCACTACCAATAACAAGTGTTGGAGCAAAGCTGTTGTTTAAAGTAAAGTCAACAGAAGTTATAAGAGCTAGGTTAGATCCTAAAGCACCTACTGAGCCTAGTTTTATGTTTCCTGAGTAAGCATCGTATGGAGCATTACCTGCTGCAGCATTAACTGTCTTTTCTGTTTGAGATACAGTAACGCCCTTTCCTACAATGTTAAAGGTTGATGTAACCATCTGGTTTGGAGCCATAGAGACTGACCAAGAGTTAACAACACAACCTGTGAATAGTCTAGCCTGATCAATATCAGCAGCATAGTCTTCTATTGATAAGTATGTTGGTGTAGTACCTAAGATTGCAGCATTGGTAACTGTTGTACTACCGTCACCTGCTGTAAAGCCTGTTGCAAAGTCATTGTCTGACATAAGAGCAGACTGCATTAATTCATCCATCTCAGCATGTCGTAAGTCAGTTATGATTTCACCTGAAACGGTTTTGTTACCGTGACGGTCAACTCGTGGCATACGATCTGATTCGATGTCCGTACCTGCAACTCTATCTTTTACTAGATTTATAGAGTGTGTAGAAAACGGTAGTGGTTCAAAGTTCCCTGCAGGAGTAGTGCCGAAAGTTGATTCGGTTTTAAAACTCAGTCTGGAACGAGCGCCTTGTGCGAAAGCCATTTAATTTCTCCTAATTAATATTTAACTCTGCGTCTTGCCTAGAGATTGTAAACGTACCTTGACTGAAAGTTTCAGATATAGAAAAAGGTAAGCTTACACTCTGACCAGAGAGAGTAAATGTACCTTTAGTTATAGGTAGAGATTGGACAAGAAGTGGAGTTTGATAAGTGTACCAGCCTATGTTGACTGGAATGAAGTACCAAGGAGAGGACAACCGACCTTCCTCTCTTTCAGCATATTCTATAGATATACGTTTTCCATTAAACGTAATATCTGTTGCAGCCTCAAACTGACGCATAATATCATCAGCAAGTGTATCAGCTATATGTGGGCCATTTCCTTCTGCTACGAAGCAATCGACCCTAAATATCCCTGAGTAAAATTGTTGTGGCCTAGAGCCTCTTACAGCAGGTCTTCTGGTTATCGGTATAAATGTGGGTCTAACCCAAGATGAACCTGTTGTAGGCTCGAATGAAATATTCTCGTAAGCAATATCGGGTATTTCATGTATTGCAGAGAGTGTGTATTCTAACCCTCTTCTAACGTCTATGTGAACACTACTCATCTGTTGTACCTATGTAAAACTTTTCTAAATACGAAACTTCCACGTTGTTTTGATGTACCTGACTCAACTATCTCAGCGTGAGGAGAGCCATTACGCAAGGTAATCCGTGAAGTGTTCTTGATATCTCTGATTTTATTTATGTCTTCCATCAGATTAGCTAAACCTTCCGCTTTCATTGCTTCTGTGTTTTGCTTTCTGGGTCTTCCATGAGAGGACTTTCCTCTAGGTCTACCTCTACCCACTCCGTAGGAAAATGATGTGACATAAGCCCCTGTGTCTACTGGAGAGATAAGAGTTGCATACTCAGCTATATCCTGCAGCCTCTGCCTTACAGCTAGCTCAAGTTTCTCTTCTATTTGCTTTATTTTATCGTCTAAAGATCTAGAGACTTTTATACTAGCTTTTATCATTCGGCAACATCACAAATGTAACAAAGAGCTTGCCCTGCAGAATACAGGGTTGTCACGTTCTTTATATGTACAGAGTTACCTGTTGTAGGATGGATTTCATCCTCTGTGTCAGGGACTACATTTACATTATTAGCCGTTAGCCCCAGAGCGGAAATTAAGCATTTCCTTGTACCTCTGTTTATATTATTTGGATCTATTACACCCAAGTTATAATTGTAAAAATAAGCAGTTATTGAATAGTCTGTGTCAGTCACTGAAGTCTGACTGGTCTGAGGATCATAAGTCCCGTAACCTTTCTGTCGCAAGGTCATAGTCTCACCATGCTCTTCAACGAGTTTTAAGAGATCGTATGATCTGAAAGACATTAGTTATAATCCCGAATGTACTTTGTATCGCCTGTAGGGTTGTCAAACTGACCTTTAGCAAAAGATGAAGTAGGTCTGTCTGTTAATGCAGCAGCAGAGTCCATAGACACTCTGGATATTCCACCTGCCAAAAGGCTAGATGAAGTCATGGAATACTTTTGACCTTGTTCTCTAAGGTCAGCAGCTAGAGCCTTGAAGTGCTTGACTAGATCACTGTAGTCTGCTTTCAAGGCCCCATCTACTTGAGTATTCACTCTTCTAGCGAATTGTGCAGCTATTGTATTAGCTGACCAAGAGGCTGCAAAATAAACATTATCGTTATTTAGGGACAAGGCGAAAGTTATCTCTTCGTCTTTAATTAACTGATCGTTAGTATCTATGTCTCCTATAAGAAGACGGATTACATTTAACCGACCTGAAGAAGTCGTAGTTGAAAGGTTTCTTTCGTCATAAGTCCAAGACATGTCTAAGCCTCTAGTTGTCCGTAGTTACCCCTCCAAGAGCGGATAAGACCACATTGTTTCGCATGAATATTCGAGCGCTTACATTTCTTGCGCTCGAACTCTTGTTTTGTACCTGTTCTCTCTTTAACCTTTTCGTTAATAGTCTTAACAAGAATATGTAGTTCTTCTACTGACATTTCTTCTAGACCATCTCCTGTTTGAGGCTTGAGAGAAACTTCCAAGTCTTCGTTATGATGTAAGTGATGTTCGTTATACATCCTCTCGATGTTTGCTTTAGGGAGACCCCGTTCCTTCCAAGGTACTTGATCTCCCTTTTCATAACGTTTACCACTCATCAGTAACCCATTTGGGTTTCTCACGAAGATTGGTTTATCATATTGAAAAGGTGGTCGGGTCATTCACCTGCTCCTTATGATAAGATGGTGTTAAAGAATACACCGAGGTCAGCACCTACAACCTTTTGGTCGTAAGCCATGTTTGCCTCTAGTAGTTCTGCAACACCTTCTACACGTAGGAAGTCACCTGTATATGAACGGATATCAATTCCGTAGCCAGAAGCGTTGTCTAGCTCATTCCATGTGAAGTTGTAACCTGCTGCAGGGACCATTAGTCCTGCTGAAGGGGGGCAGTAGTACAATGCTGCTTTCTTAGTTGCTACGAAAGCAAGTGACTCTGTTAGTCCCTCTTTAGCAGTGTTCTCTATTGCGTCTACAATATAGTACTCAGCTACTTCAAAGATCTCAGCTAGTTTAGCCTGTGTGATCAATGCAGTCTGGGTTACAGTTGCACCACCGTTGATACGAGCAAGAATGTCTGGGTGGTTGATAAGTGTATCGTGAGTATCACGAGTAACAACCATTTTGTTTGGCTTGAAGCCACCAGAAGCAATTTGCATTGCTCGTCTTGCGTTAGTTACGTCAACGATTGGTGTTGAGTTTGTGTAATCGTCCCACTGTGTAACTTCTGTTGCTAAATTATTGTCAGCGTTAGCAACACCAGTATATTCTGTTGTCCAGATACCTGTCCCAAAGAAAGTATCCATAAAACGCTTTTCACGGTCAATCAATAGATTGTGTGTTAGCATTTCTGATGCACCTCGTCTGATATCGAGAGCAGTATCAGCATTTGCTAATGTCTCGAAATCAAAGTCAGTTGACAATGAGCGAACTTCTGCAGTGTAAGTTGCGTTAGAGATTGACATACCAACTCTTTGCGAACGAGTACGAGGCGCTCTAGCGGTCACTTCATTACGGAAGAAGTTTTCACGATCATAGATGTAGTACTTGTTGGTTTTCTTATCAACAGGTACGTTAGGAAAAACCTTATCAGCGATAAAGTTGTCCTGTGATTGTAGGTACGCTACTGTCAAGTTTGTTAACGGTTGATCAATATGTACCTGTGAAGCGGTTAACATAGGCATGTTATAATTTTCCTTCTATCTACAGGTTAAGCAGCAGCGTTACCGCCTTGGATAAGCTCAACAGCGATTCTTTGACCGTCTGCACCTGCTTCCATGGCATAACCCATTACTATGTTTCCTGTTGTAGCAGCAACAGCTTGACCATCAGCAGCAGTAGCGATTGCGCCACCTGCAGCAATGCTTCCGCCTGCTTCTACGACAGTTTTACCAGAAACAACTACTGTTGCTTCTCCACCAGAGGCAGGGTCGTTCAACAAGACACCTATGCAGTTTTCACCTGCACTATCAGCAGCGTCTATTTGCCCGTCTGACTCT